GCCGCCCCCTGCGCCTGCCCGAATAATGGGTTTACCATCGCGGCTGGCCCATATTGGTCCTGGCCGGCCTTTTTGAAGGCGTCGCCCAGGTCGCCCATAAACGTGCGCTTTTGCGCTGCGGGATGCTGCGCGCGGACGCGATCTATCGCCTGCTGTTCGGTCGTGCCGTCTGGCGCTGTCACGTCATAGGTAGAGCCATCCGGCGCCTTGACGCGATACTTCACAGGCATCTATTGCACCCTCGTAACGGACCAGCCGTCATTAGCCGTGGTCGGCGGAGTAGCGGCCTTTCGCGGCGGTGCGGCCGGGGACCGCGGCTGTGCCGGAGCAGGCGATGAACCGACCAAGGCCGCGACAAGGCGAGATGCCGTCTGCTGATCGGGGGCAGTAGCTATTTCATCCAATTTTTGTTGGAAAGCCTCTGCGGCTCCATTCAACGTGCCGTGTGCCTGCGTCCATTGGTCATAGAAGCTCACACGCGCGCGGTCTTGAACCGAGACGTTATGCAGGTTATCCGCGATTCTGGCGTTCGACGTGCCCCATTTGTCGATCGACGGCAGCCCGGCGCGGAACATTTCCACGTCCTTGTCTGACGACGAGCCAGAGCCTGGGATGCGCTGCGCCGGCGCCAACCCGGACGTGATGGATTCCATCGCCTGCAGATTTTCACCCTTGGGCCAAAACCAGTTGACAGGGTTAAAAGCGCCGCCGCCATAGATTGGGCCTGTGGGGGCCTGATGGTTCAACTGCATAAACCGCTGCGTCTGCTGATCGGTGTACGAAGACTTGGCCGCCTGATCACGCAGCGCAGCCATCTGCTTGTCTTCTTGATCCGACAACTTGACCGGATGCGGGCCAGCCTGTGGCGCCCATCCTTGCGGCTGCGGAACCCACCCCCTGCCGTCGAACATGGCGTACACGCCCGGCGTCTTCTTGCTCTCGATGATATCGCCTTTTACCGGCATGTCAGGCCTCAGAAGTCGTTGGGATCAATGTAATGGGATGGACCAGCCGCTTTGCGTGGCGCGGTCGGAGCGAACGGTTGCCAACTGCCTACCTTTTTCGTCGACCCAGTTGACGGATCCACGACGTAAATGCCATCCTTGCCGGTGACCACTTGCGGTGGCTTCGGGGCCGGCGCAGGCGCTTCCCTCAGAAGCTGAAAGGCGTTCGACTGCGGGTCATAACTGCCAAAAGCACCATCTCCAAGGTTCACGCCCTGATACTCGTGCGGCTTGGGCTGCGTGGCCTTGTACGCGTCCAGCAAGCCATCCGTTGGGAGGCCCGCCTTCATGGCTTCAAGGATCACTTGTATCGGGTTTGCCGCTCCCGTAGCGCCATGCGCGCGGTTCATCATCTCGGGCGCAGCGCGATAAAACGCCGCCTGACGTTGCTGCTGCTCAGCCTGCGCATTCAGTGCTGCGCGCCGGTCAATGGCGTCGGTCCCCCCAAGCGCAAAATCAAGCAGGTTTTGACCGGAGAATTTTTTACCAAAAAGGCCCATATCAAGCGTTCCAGCCCTGCTTTGGCGTCCACGAAAACCCGAGATTGAGCCCACTGCTTTTGCCTTGGCTGTTCTCTTGGGTGCCCTGCGCGCCACTCAGCAATAGCTGCTGGATGGCGAGCGGAAATTCGTTGATGTTCGCGTTTTCAGTCTGCGCCGCCGACAGGGCAGTGTCATAGCCGCCCTTCAACAGGTTCGCGATGAAATTGGCGCTATTCTGGTCGTACTGGCTGTTCGTCAGCGCATTTTCGACGTTTCGTCCGGTTCCGCCGAAGGCGCCATGAGCGATGGCGTTGTCCGTGTTACTATTCAGGGCCATGCGCCGCGCCTGATCGTTGAGTGCCGTAAACCCAGAAACCACGTTGGCGTTGTACGGGTTCATGAACTTATCGATGCTTGACGGGTCGAGCGGCGTCCACTGCTTGCCGCCGAGCGTCGCTTGCGCGTTCTGGTATGCACTGATAGCAAACGGGTTTGTCGTCTGCTGTGTCGTCTTCGACTTGTTCTTACTGCCGCCTATAGCCATGACTTGATCAACCTTTGTCCGTCGTAGACGTAACCGTGTTGGGAAAGAACGCGCAGCCAGCCACCGCGACCTTCTGTTTCGACGCCAACGCACCCCACCGCCTTCGCAAAGGCTTCGACATCAGGCAGGCGCGACATAATCTCCCTGAGGTTGCCGCCAGCCATCCAAATGCGCAGAATGTTGTCGTCTGTGATCTCGGTCACTGCTGCACTGTTTCGACCGCACCATAAGTGTGCGCGGCCATCGAGCAATCGCTCGTGAATTTCATCTTCTGGCACCGCGCCGAAGGGCAAAACCCGACAGGCACGTTGCCAAGGTGTCAGAGCGCGGTCCACGTCACCACACCAGACGCCACGCTCAGGACGCCGCGTTGACCCGTGTCCGTATCGGTCATGATCACCCGCTGCGCCGACGTGAACTCCACATCCTGCGTGCGCTTGTAGTTCTCACGATCGCGGCGCTCGATTTCGGCCCGCGTCTGCGATTGATCCTGTTGGCTGTACTGCTGCGGTGGATTGGGAAGGCTCATCTCAACCCTCCGAGCGTGCCTTCAAGGCGGAACCGGCCAACACGAAAGTCGTTCGTGCTGTCAGAGGCCCGAAACGTCACTTCAAGCTGTCTGCAAGTGATCCGAACGTCCGTGTTTTCGGTCAGGCTGTACCAACCGGAGACGGTTTCATCGCCCTCGGGGTAGAACCGGGTCCGGAAACTGACCTGTACGGAACCAAGGGTCTGTCCGGCGGGCACGATCTTGCGCAGGTGCACAACCTTGTCGCCTTCACCGAACTCAAACGGCCCGGCCGTGGCATAGGCTTTGATTCCGGCGCGCTCCGTGCCATACTCGTGGTCATAAACATGGCCGTTCGCCCCAGTCATCATCGGGTATGGAAACGCGCCCTTGTCCAGTCCGGCAAGGCGCGCGCGACTACCGATAGACCACCAGCCCTCGACGTAGTTATACACCACATACCGGTCGATTTCATCCGAACTGCCGGACGGATAAAACCACCATATCTCCTTGAACTGCGAGACATGGATGGCGAAGACCTTGGAGGCCTGGACGTTGTTGAAGTCGCTGAAAACGTAGTCCTGCACGTCGCATTGCAGCGGTTGCGCATAGCCGTCATAACGCCAGAAACCGTTATTCGACATCCAGAAGGCCGACGATTGCGCCGCAACGACGCCGTTCAGGCTGACAAGACCGCACCCGCTGCCCCGCTGATGGAAGCCGTAGACCGAAGGCTGGCCGATGAACTGCGCAATCCAGACCTCATTGTCGGTGAAAACAAGCGTGCCGCCGTTGATATTGATGCCGCCCATGATCTGGCCATCGGTGTGCAACGTCTGCTGGCGCGCGTAGTTGTCGACGGCCTCGGCCCAGTCGGTCGGGTCGTCAATGTCGCACCACTTGATAAGCCGAGGATCGCCGCCCGCGCCAAACGCCATGATGATATGTTCTGCGGTGACCACGAGCGAGGAAGCGGTCGGGGCGTCGGTCAGCACGTCCGCAGGCGTGCCCGTGTCCAGTTCCCACAGGTAAATATACCCGTCGTCCGCCATGACACCGACCAGATCTTGGCCGTAATTGTCCAGCGACCAGACAGAGGCGGGAAGTATGCTATACGCGCTGTCACGGGGCGTGCCATACAGGCCATCGCCATAATCTCCAGCGCCATAGCCGGCGCCGGTCGTAGCGTCTGGACGGCCCGCCGTGAAGCCGGACGGGGTGATATCGAACATGGCCCCGTCTCTGGTCATGGCGAACAGGTTGGACTCGGTGCCTACCGCCAGCCACGGTACGCCCGTATTGTCTCGCCACGAGTGCATGGCCCTTGGACGGCCCGTTACCGGCGTCAAAGAGTGCTGTAGCCAGCCGCCGATCGGTTGAAGCGCGCCATTGACCCAGCGGATCAGGTTTGCGTCGTAGTACCTGCCTCTGACCTTGTACTCAGCCCCAGTGCGAACCACACCGGGGGGGGGATCAATCGGGAAGTACGGCATTTACAGGGCAAGGCAGGCCAGGACGCCGAACGATTTGACGCGCGTTTCGCTGTCATTCGTCTTGGCAGCGGCGGGGCTTGTCGAGTTGGCGCTGTTGAACGTAACTTCCTTTGCCGTTTCGCCGGCCGACGAGTACAGGCCGCCAGAAGCACCGGAGAGTGCAAACGCTCCGGCCGTAGTGTAAGTGCTGCCGCCGCCCGTTGTAGGCAGCACATAACCGACTGTGCCGGTGATGCGCTGCATGGCGTCTTCCTGCGTCGTCGCGACCGCGGGGCCCAGGCCCGACGACTTGTATGCACGCGGGACCCGGTCACGCAGATCGGGGACGGTGAGCGCTTTGTGCGCCGCAAAGTCGGTGGCGGCATCGACGCCGCGCGTAGTTGCGCTGCCCGCACTGTCATAGATCGGGCAAATGGTGTTGTTGAACGCCCACAGCACGGCAAACAGGTCTGCCGTGTCTGCGTTGGCGCGCTCCGTCGCATTGGACGACGCATCGCCAATGGTCGTTCCCTTGGCCTCAACCAGGCCGGCCGGCGCCGCGGCCCAGAAGCCCATGACCAGTTCGCCCGGCTTGTGAGCGCGCAGGGTCACATTGTCCGCAACGGCCTTCAGGTCAGTATCTTGCTGGTTAAAGATCGCGTTAAGCAGCCCGCCCCAGGTCGATGACGAGCCGCCCACATCGGGAAGTACCCAGCTGTAGTTGGTCGTACTGGTCATGGCTTAGCCCTCGAACTTGTCGAATGGCATGCCTTCGAGAGTGGCGTTCTTGTGCGCCGACATGAGTTCGTCTGCCATGGCCTTGGCGTCCTGCCACATCTGGGTTGAGCGCTCCTCGTCTTTCAGGTACGGGTACGCGTGCCACAGGCTGTAATAGAGGTAGATGTCAGGGTGATTGGTGAGCAGCCAGTTTGTGGAGTTGCTCGCCAACGGCGGAACCTTGCGGTAGGCTGACACAGCATAGACCTTGGCCGTGTCGGCGACGGGGGCGACGATGAGCTTGTTGCCGTCGATCGCGTAGTACAGCGGCGTGGCGCTGACTGACTGGCGAACACGCAGGGCCTGGTCGATGTAACCCAGTGGCTTTTGTTGCAGCGTTTCGGTCGCATTGGTGGCGCGAACGACACGCGTGCTTTGCAGGATGTCATCGTTGACGGAAACGCTGTTAGCGCCCGACGAAATGTTGTAATTGCTGGTAACAACCATCAGGCGGGAGCGCACGACCTTGTTCATCGTGGCCTCGGCCATGGTGATGAACTCGGGGATACGGTCCGCCAAGTCGCCGCGCGACAGCCAGTTGCCGAGCGCGGTTCGCAGGTCTGTATAGGTGGCAATCGCCATAGGTTATTCTCCTCCGCAGGATTTGACCTGCAATGGGCCGCCGAAAGCGATGTCTCGGACTTGCTGGTTGATTTCGTCCATGGTGCTGTCAAAGCGGCGCTGCCACATTTGCAGTCTCGGCTCCTCCGCAATGAAGCCGGCCGCCTCAACAAGGGCGCCGAAAACGTATGCGTCAGGGTGATTTTCCAAGAGCCAGCTCGGCCCGTATTTGAGCGCGTCCAGCCGGGTCCGATATCGCATGGTCAGCGTCGTGCCCGACGACGGGGCCGGCCACAGGATCAGGGAGCCGGCAGACACGGTGTAGTAGCGCGGCGTGCCCGACGTAGGCGGCATATCCGCCATGTCCGCCGTCGTGCGGAAGATCAGCACCCCGCCATTATTGGCCGGGTTGGACAGCGACACGATGCCGTTGAAATCGTCAGGCAGCGTCCATTCGGACGAAGCAGGCGCAAGCGTTATCTTGGCCACGAGATTGACGTTATCGGCCAGGATGCGATTGAGCCGCGTCTCGGCCAGGGTGATGAATACCGGGATCTGCGTCGTCAGGTCCGCGCGATCAAGCATCTGCGCGATCATGGTCTGGACGGCGCTGTAGGTGTCCAGATTCATCGGATTTCACCGTTTTGTGTCATTGCCAGGCGCCCACCGCCCGTGCGCAGGTACGCCCAATCTGGGTCCATCAGCTTCTTGCGAAGGCGGTCGGCGTGTTCGGGCTTTTGTGTGTCAAGCCCCTCCTCAACCAGCCACTTCAGTTGAACGGCGGCCGGGATCGAGGCGACGCGCACCATATTGCCGTCAAGCATCTTGCCGGATGTGTCGTTTCGGGCGACGGCGTTGTTGTCCAGCGCGGCCTTGATGCCCGACATGGGCGATTCGTACCGCACGGTGCAGTCACCCTTTTCGTCGAACTTGACGAAGCGGCGCACGCCACCGATCAGGGGCGGAAACTCCACCCACCCGAAGTCGTAGTCCTTCAGCACTTAGGCCGCCCTGGCCTTTGCCGGCAGGATGTCGACGTAATAGCGGGCCTTGAGTTC